GAAAGAAGATAATCTTGCTGTGACTACTCAAAATTGGAATAGAACAGAGCCAAGGTTAAGAAATGAAACGTTTAAAAGTTTTGTAGAATATTTCCACGAATCCAGATTAGATGATAAACTTGACAAACTTGTTAGTAATGAAATCAAGAAACGGAAACTTGCAAAATTTCCAGTTAATGCTACTGATGATATTAAAATGAGAATGAAACCCAACAAACCTGCATTCAAATTTCCTTCACCAAATAGTGATATGATGATTCATGTGTATCTTAGAAAGATGACTCCACCATCAAAAAAAGGAATGATGGCATTTAATTATCAGTTAGAGGATAAATGAAATCTTTTATACAACATTTAAAAGAATTTGCATCATATAGTACTTCAGACCTTGTGTTTATGAATAATGGTCAAGGATCAGGATCTTCAGGTTTAATGATTCCTCTTTCGGGCCCTATGTTCAAAAGGATATGGCCGGATACGATACGTACAACAGTCTTTCACACAACTGATTTGAGAGGTCTTGAAAGTTTAAAAAGGCTTGAAGGAGGAAAGAAAACGATCTCAGCATTTTTCTCAATGATGTCAAAGTATATGGAAGGTGGTATTGCATCAGGAGGTGGTATTGTTGTAGAAATGGAAGCCGATGTACTTGTTTCTGCAGCAGATGATATAATGAGTCAGGTAGATAATAAAGGTAGAAGGTGGGTTGAAGTATCTTGGTTTGCTAATGCACAAAGGGGTGGAACGGGACCTAAATTTGCAGTAGTGGAACGTGAACTTAATGATTTGATAAGAAATCTTGTTGTAAAACACCTTGAACCAATATTGGGAAATAGAGCCCGAACAGAACATGAGTATGTTCTTTGGGGTAATATGAAAAGAGAGTTAAAAGATAGTAAAAAATTAAGTTTAGTAATAAAAGACTATTTTGATGGTGTAGAGAAAATTATTAAAAAGAATTCAGAGGTAATGGGTAATATATTTTATGGTTATGCCAAATCAAAAAGACAAACAGAAAATGCATGGGATGAACAAATAGTTAATAATATTGAGATCACAAAAGTTCATATTATAGATTTTACAACTAAAGCACCATCACTTCAGGGTCAGTTGGATGCGACTAAAGACTTTGCAAAATCTAAAGGGTGGCCAATGAAAATATGGGATGCCACAGAAACAATGGATTTAGAAATTTATACTAGAGAAGTTGCACAAGCAGAGCGGGAGATGATGGCAAGATGATAACTTTTAAAAAATATACAGATATAGTTCAATCTATCGCTAAAAAGTTAAAGACTTCAAAAGATGAAGCTATTACTGCTCTCATAAAAATACAACAAAAGGGGATTGATCCTTTGAAGTGGCAAAAACATTTAACAATGTTGAAAACATTTTTACCAGTAATGGCAGATTATGATCCAACTGTTGATGAACGAATGATGACAGATAGACAAAAGCTCATTCAAATACAACATTATTGGGATGATTTAGATCACATGGCGTCTGATGATACAAAGAAGAAAAGTCTACAAAGACTTGGTTATAAAAACATTAAACTTGATTCAAGAGGAAAAATCACATCATTTGATGAAGAACGTGACTACAAAGATGAATATAAAAAGTTTCAATCATCAGATAAGATGAAGAAATATAGAGCCGAGTTGAATAAGTATAATAGAGAAAAGGGAACGTATGGTAATCGTGATGGAAAAGATGCATCACATAAAGACGGCAAAATAGTTGGAATGGAAGACCAAAGTATCAATAGAGGTAGAGCAGAAAAAAGTAGACTTGTTGGATCAAAAAGAAAATGAAATCATTTAAAGGATATATAAAAGAAAGCATTACAACAGATCCCTTTAAAATAAAAGGGAAACCAGCATGGACTGAGAGTTTATCTACCATGTTGTTCGATTTGCCAAGAGAAGGTCTTAAAGATTTGAAGATTCCGTTGTCTCCAGCAATATTTAAGAGAGTATGGCCAGAGACAATTCGTTCAAAGGTGTTTCATGTAACTGATTTTGATGGTGTTGGAAAATTAAAAAGATTGCAAGGAGGAAAAAAGTCAATCTCTGCTTTTTATAATATGGATGATTATATAATCCAAAGTGGAATTAAAACAGAGGGAGGATATGTTGTAGAGTTAGAAGGTGATGTTCTAGTAGCCGCACCAGATGATATTTCAAGTCAACCAGACAAAACAGGTAGAAGGTGGTTGACATTGAGTACAATTATGAATCCATCTACTGCTGGTGATCCTGGCTTGGGAGGTAAATCAAAACTCAAGGGGATAGAAAAAGACATAGAGAGTTTATTAGTAGATATTCTTACTAAAAACGATTTGGGGCCATACAAAAAAGGTTTGACTACTAGAGAACTTAACAGAGGATGGTCTTGGCTTGGTGCAAAAACAGGTGGAAAAGAAAAATCAATAATTATCAAAGATTATATTGATGGTATGGAAAAGATCATGAAGAAGTATTCCAAACCATTAAAATCTATATTTACAGATTATACCAAGAAAAGAACTCTTGATCCAGATGAAGATAGTGGTGAAAAAGCAATGTGGGATGAATTAGTAGTTAATAATTTTAAGATTCAAAAGATTCATGTAGGGCCCGAGTTTGCACCAGACTTTGAAGATCAAGATGATATAGATGGATTTCCATTTGAACTATATGATACGCCAGAAGATATGGTAGATTATATTACTAGAACAGTACAAAGAATAAAACTATGATTAGGTTTCAGGAGTATCTTACAGAGGCCGCAGGAAAGAACTTACACTTAGAACACATTGAAGATGAAATTCTGAATGACGGTATTCATGGTGGAAGAGCCTCAATTAATTTTATACAGTCTCTAAGAGATATGTTGGCTGGTTCGGCAAAGACTCCTGTGAATGTAAGTACAAAATGGGATGGTGCTCCTGCGATATTTGCAGGGATCAATCCAGAGAACAAAAAGTTTTTTGTAGGAACAAAAGGTGTGTTTAACGTAAATCCCAAAGTCAATTACACAGATGCAGACATAGACAAGAATCATTCTGCGGCCGGACTCAATGCAAAGTTAAAAACTGCACTCAAGTATCTTCCAAAATTAGGAATAACGAATGTCCTTCAGGGAGACATGTTATTCACAGACAATGACTTCAAAACAGAGACAATTGATGATAAATCCTATATTACCTTCACACCCAATACAATCACATACGCAATTCCAAAAGAGAGTTCCCATAAAATCACGAAAGCGAAAATGGGTATTGTCTGGCATACCACTTACTCAGGAGAGAAACTTGAAGACATGCGGGCATCTTTCGGTGCGAATATAGGAGGATTGACAAAGACAAACGATGTTTGGTTTTCGGATGCAGAATATAAAGATACATCTGGAACGGTGAACTTCAACAAGACGAGACAACCTATTTTACCAATATTCTATCTCTTGCAGGAAAACAATTTCGGAAATTGAATTCGTCTTTTCTAAACGGAGTATCAAAACAAACAAAACTTTTGATACTAATTAAGACATTTACCAATGTGAAGGTTAGAGAAGGTCAGAAAATTTCAAATACTGCACGACACACGGCCGATATGATAAAATTTATTGATGATAAACTTCAAAAAGATGTAGATAAAGTAAAGACCCAAAAAACAAAAGATACCAAAAAAATATATAAAGACAGAGTTGTAAGTTTCCTTACATCCAACAAGAATCATCTCAGGAATGTATTTGATATGCAAAACCTTTTGGTTGATGCAAAGAACGCAGTGATTCGCAAATTGGAGAAGGCCAAAGGTGCAATGGATACATTCATTCGTACAGAAAACGGATATCGTGTAACTGCACCAGAAGGATTTGTTGCAATTGATCAAACAGGAAATGCAGTCAAGTTAGTTGATCGATTGGAATTCTCAAGGGCCAATTTCAATGCAGCTAAGGATTGGGCAAAGTGAGATCATTCAAAGAATTTCTAACGGAAGCAGATAGTGAAGAAGTTCGTGATGCGAAAAAAGTTTTTACTGCATTACAAGGAATGTATCCAAAGATTCCAAAGTTTCCATTGGTGTTTAAGAATTTACAAACAAGTAAAAATTTGGATAAACGAGGGGGTGGATATTTACAAACATCAAAATTGAAAGGTGGTAAGTTCATTTTTGTTGACAAGATGGTTATTGATAATTCAATGATGGGTTCTTTTTATCCTGACTATGCAGTAGTTCATGAGTTTGCCCATGCTATTTTAGCAGTTACCAAAGGGGATTTAGGACACAATAAAAAGCACGCCGATTTAACATATAAACTTGCACAAAAATTTGGGTTAGCATGAAAACGTTTAAAGAATTTCAAGGACAAGTAGATGAAGATCAAGGAGCTGC